TTTTTATTACTCTTTTCTCACTTTATGACCAAAATTCTTCACATCGAACACCCCGAAGATACCATCCTGACCGGTGACACTTCGTTCCTGCAATCTATCAAGTCTGAGTTTCATCTTTCTGTGAAAGTTGATGGCGCTCCTGCTATCGTTTGGGGAACAAATCCTGCGACCGGTAAGTTCTTCGTTGGCACCAAAAGTGTGTTCAATAAAGTGAAGATTATGATCAATGAATCGCACGCCGATATTGATGCTAACCATACCGGTAACGTTGCTGATATCCTCCACAAATGTTTTGATTTTCTGCCTGATCCTAAGGGCGGCATTTTTCAGGGTGATTTTATTGGTTTCGGTGGTGACGATGAGTATACTCCCAACACAATTACGTATCTGTTCGATGAGATCGTGCGTGAAGAAATCATCATCGCCCCGCATACAGTTTACACCGCAGATTCTGACCTGCGTGATGCTGTAGCAGCGCCAATGAAGTTTATCATTACCGATACACCTTACTGTAAGTTCGTGTTCCCTAAGGCATACATTTGGAGTGGTAGCTATCAGGAAAGTGCAGACGGGTTTGAGATGCCTCCCGTCATTGATTTGATCCGTCAGGTGTACAATAAGACCACGTTCGTTAGTGATAAGGAAGCGGCACAGATTAAGAAGAACGTTAACAAGTCCGTGCGTGAGGGTTATGCACTAACTAACGACGATTTTCTGGGGAATGAGTCACTAATGCATCTGTATGGGTTGATGATAGTTTTGAAAGAAGAGTTGATGTATCAATGCCGAAATGTTGGTCCCCGTGCATTCATTGGTAATGCAGAAATCTCTGGCGAAGGTTATGTTATGAGTGGTGAGTTGGGAACATTTAAGTTGGTCAATCGTCAGGTGTTCAGTGCTGCTAACTTCCGCAACGGTAAGTATGTAATAGCGTAGTTCGTTAGGTAACAGTATCCATTCGTTATTGTATTCGTTCGTTAACAGCAGTGCCCCCTTATATGGGGGCGTTGTTATGCGGATCGCGTGCCCCGCCCCCGTATATAAAAACACCTAACTTCCCTAATCTATAAAGTGTTACGAAAGCGAGCTAAATTTACAAGGCACGTCAAAAAAATTTTTCGCTATATAAAATCAAGTGTGAGGTTCGCCTATATGCAAAAAAATCGCGAGGAAAATTTTACGACCATAGAGGTTGATCCCATTACGGATGAGCATTATATTATTGTGCCGGAGTGGGTTTTAGACGAAAAGGATTGGGGCGAAGGGACCGTTGTGAATCTTGAAGTAGAAAGCGACTGTATCGTAATAACCGAAGTCGAACATAGTTAAGATATTAATTGACAATGCATAGATAATCGAGTATGATATGAGTGTAATTAAACTCGATTATGGCAAAAGGATTTTCTGTACAGGCAAAGACGCCTCCAGCAAAAGAACCCGAATGGGACTATGATAGAGCACGCGAGCTGCTGAAAGGAAAGAAGATTGTATTCTGTCTTCCTGGTCGTGGAGTCTCTTACACATATTTGAAGAACTTTGTACAACTCTGTTTTGATCTTGTCCAGGCAGGAGCAAACATTCAGATCTCGCAAGACTACAGTTCAATGGTGAACTTTGCACGTTGCAAGTGTCTTGGTGCTAATGTATTGCGTGGTCCTGACCAACTGCCGTGGGATGGTAAACTGGAATATGATTGGCAACTGTGGATTGATAGTGATATTGTATTCAACACTGAGAAATTCTTTCAGTTGGTATTGATGGAAAAGGATATCGCAGCAGGTTGGTATTGTACTGAAGACGGTCGTACTACTTCAGTTGCTCACTGGTTGGAGGAAGAAGATTTTTCCAATAACGGTGGAGTCATGAATCATGAGACTATCGAAAGCATTCAGAAGCGTCGTAAGCCATTCACTGTAGACTACACAGGTTTCGGTTGGGTACTTATCAAGAAGGGTGTGTTTGAGAATGAGGGTATGAAGTATCCCTGGTTCGCACCCAAGATGCAAGTCTTTGAATCTGGTAGTGTGCAGGACATGTGCGGTGAAGACGTATCATTCTGTCTTGACGCGATCGAAGCGGGATTCGAGATCTGGTGCGACCCTCGTATTAGAGTTGGTCACGAGAAGACACGAGTAATCTGATACCATGTCTGACACTTATACGATCAAAGTAGGGGATAAGGTCCTCTACAAAGGTTTAAGTCAGTTGGAGTATTTTGAACGATTGGATGATCTTGCGATAGAATACTATCAGACTGGTCATCCCAAACCAGAACTTATTAACACAATCATCATAGGAGACAACGGATCATGGCGAAATCAAAAACAGGTCTAGTCAAGGACGGTTTTGTACCAGGACCCCCGAAAAAAACTCGTCAAGGGAGTGGTAAGGGTACAAAATACGCCGCGACCTCGCGTAACTCGGCTCGTAAGATTTATCGCGGGCAGGGTAAATAAGTAAAGATGTAAAGTTTTGTATGTCTTGTTTAATTACGAATCTACCTTCGGTAGAAGTTTGGGTAAGAAAAGAATATCTGACTGATCACCAGAGTGGTCATGGTGAATTTGTAAAGGGCGTCTGGGTATCTGCTAAGTCTATACCTGGACGTGCCTTTTATTTTGAAACATACTTACCTGAGTATGCCGCCATGTACGACAAACTTCCGATCAGCGCGTTTGTCTCGGAACCAGAGACTCCGACTCCTGACATGGATCTACCTAATCTGCAGTTCTGGAACTGTATGGACTATGGTGTGGTCTCCGTCACGAAGCAATTCATTGGTTCTATGGACTATGAACTCTATACAAGAGATCATGGCATCCAAAGAGGCACCTACGTTTGCACAATAGACAACTATCACCAGGATCCTGACATTGTAGACTATGCAACGAGTGAGAATCCTGCCGAACATAAGTCTCATAACCTGATTGAACTGGAAAATGGGCAGTATGCTCTGTATCCAAACAATAGAATGAGGATTTTTGACAACAGTTTGACACCCGTCAACCCCAAAATGCCTGATTTTAAGGTTTCAACTCAGTATTATTCTGTTGAAAATGGTTATGACCGACTTGGAATGGGTCGTGAAGACGAATATTTCTGGAAAACTGCCAAAGAACGTGAAAAAGAGCAAGAAAATATCGAAGAAATGTACAAATCCCAAGAAGATCGCCCACTTGACACCCAATAATACAAAATGTTGACGAATAAAAAGTTTTCGATGGGAAAACACCTCCTTCTTGAGGTCTATGAAGTCGAATATGACCTCTTAAACGACTCTGAGACCCTTGAGGAGGTGATGTTACAAGGTATCAATGATGCCGGTATGAGTGTTTTGAACGTATCTAAGCACTGTTTTGTCCCTCAAGGATGCACAATCGTCATTACATTGGCAGAAAGTCACGTTTCTTGCCATACTTGGCCTGAAAAGGGGTGTATTGCCGCCGATTTTTACACATGCGGACCTAAAAATCCGCATGTTATTGCTGAAAACATGATAAATTACCTAAATTCGTTAGATTACAACCTCAGAGAGGTAGAACGTTAGGTAAAGCACATAAATAAATCAAGAAAACTATAGTTCTAATGGCTGTTCAGAGGATATCTAGATCATTCAAAGATATTAGTTTGTCCTTTAAAGCACATCCAGTGACTAAGGACATAACAATTCTCAAGAATGAGAACGCAATTAAGAGATCTGTCAGAAATTTGGTGCAAACCATCCCAACTGAGAGGTTTTTTAATTCTCTTTTAGGATCTGATGTTCGTTCTAGTCTCTTTGGTTTTGTTGATTTTGGTACTGCCTCAGTAATTGAGAAGCAAATTCGTATTACTATTGAAAACTTCGAACCAAGAGTAGATAATTTAAGGATCGACGTTGCTCCTAGACCCGATGATAATGAATTTGAGGTCACTGTTGTTTTCGATATCGTAGGTCAAGACTTACCTACACAAGACTTCTCATTTATACTCCAGGCAACTAGGTAATATGCCTCTTACAAAATTTTCTAATCTAGACTTCGATCAGATAAAAGCTCAGATCAAAGACTACCTCCGTGCTAACACTACGTTCACGGATTTTGACTTTGAAGGGTCTAACTTTTCGGTGCTTATCGATACGTTAGCATATAACACCTATATTACCGCATTTAACTCAAACTTAGTCGTTAACGAATCGTTTCTTGACTCTGCGACACTGAGAGAGAACGTTGTCTCTCTTGCAAGAAACGTTGGTTACGTACCCCGCTCAAAAACCGCTGCAAAGGCGTCAATTAAGTT